ATATTTCCGCAGTCGTCTTGGGGTCAGTAGAGAGAACATCAAAATCAGGGACATTTTTGAGTTTCTTTTGTAGTTTTGCAGGCATATATTTGGAATATAACGCAACGGCATATCCGCCAAAAAATACTGCCGACTGATTGATTAATGTATCCTTTGTAATATTAAATATCTCTTCTGCTTCATCAGGCGAAGCCTCCATGGGTCGCTGGAATTCAATGTCATTACATTTGACATTTTTCATAGGGTAGTATTTATTCAAAAGGCGCAACCGCTTATATACCTTTTCCCAACGCCCAGTATCTCCCGCAGGCCGACTCAACTCTAAATACATGGACATGCGCAAAAAATTGGGCGGCGTATATAAAATTCCATTGACGCGCAATCCATCCTTTTTAATAGCATTGAACAATTGTCTGGGTAGATAGGTAATGTCCGCAACGGGTATAAACTGCACAAATACCTTGTAGGTACCGAAATGCTGGCCTGCCTTGGCTTCCACTTGTTCAAACCCCTTGCTGTGATAAATATCCGCCAATTCTTTTGCATCGTCCATTGCATTGGGAGAGAAAAAGTCATAATCAGGAATTTCGGTTTCTTCGTCATAAAATTGCTCGTCCTTGGGTAAAATATTATTAATGGCAATCCCGCCATAAGGAATCAAACCCTTTCGCTTGATAAAATCCGCGACGATGGTGGTCATGGCTTGTATGCTGGGCGACGAGACAACCCGTTTTGCGATTTTTTCTTGTGCTAAATCAACCGACATGCGGAGAATCGCCAATTCACATTCTTCAAACGTCATTTTATTATCGCATATTTTGTTGGCTTTCATCTGGTTGTTATATTATATATACAAAAATATATTGTCTCGTTTCCACTAAAATAAAATTGAAACGTATTTGTTTATAACTAATATATACAACTAATATACCATCAATATGGCAACGAATCAAGATAAAGCAGTAAGTTGGATGTTACATGCCCTCAAAATCGTGTTGGGGGATGAAAGCATCCGCAGATATATCATCTTGTATTATTATCCAACAATAACCAACCCATCCAAAAAATGTATCCGCACATTTGACGCGTTTGTGGAGTCAGCAAAAAAACGCGAAGAAAAGGCAAATGAAATAAGAAAATACTGCAATAAAATGAGTAGAAAACCAGACATGGTTGTATTCACTGCGTCAAACATCCAGCGAACAAAATGCGACAATGAAACCCATTTTCAAAGTTATATCATCAACAATACTACAAAAAAGTTGAGCGTTATTGACCCAGCATACGATTCGAGCAAGGCAGAATACAAGGGTATTTACGCCGCAGAGATTTCGTTGGATGTTATCATTCCCTGCTTTGAGAGAAAGGGGTACAAGACAGAATTTGTCTCTCTTACAACTCCTGCCCAAGTTGATGTAGGAGACGTATTTTGCCAATCTTGGACGCTATACATATTGCTTGCAAAGCTCAAGCAAAATGAATATTTTAAAAACAACGTATTTGAGGTACCAGAGGACCAGCTAGACAAGTATGACATGCTTCTCTCCTTTTATCATCAAATCTTTACGGATATGCCTGAGTTGCGCGAGAATTTACACGTAGAATATGAGGGTGAAATATTGGAGAGTCGCGGTCCAAATAGACTAACTAAATCGGAAAAAGAAATATTACTGAAATTTGATCCGGTTGATTTGTTGTTGGGGCTCACTAAATATGAAATGAAAAACTAAAACGAAAACAAAAACAAAACAAAAACGGGCAGAGTAGTGCCTTTTTTTATGCGATTTATTTTATATTTTGAAGTTGTATAACCCGCTGGGATCGTCTAATGGACGCGCTGCATAAGACAACTTCGGGTTTGGTGGCGGTGGCGCAGGAATTGTCACAGGTATATATCTCAATTCCACAGGTTTCAAAGAGAACGCGTGTCCCGTCGTATCAAAGAATGCCGTGTCTTCCGCAAGATTACTATCTTGTTTTTGATATCGCATCGCAACCATTTGACAGCCCAATGCTCTAGATAACAAACTTCCAGGGTTTTCAGGATTGGCGCCATCATCAGGTAAAACAATCGACATATTTTGTTTGTTATATGTTTTCATCTCATCAATATCGGGTGTATATTTGACGCCATTTGTAAATTTGAGTGTCCGCATAAAAACCGAATTACTTGTCATATTGACATATTCCTTAAAAGCTTTGTTTTCCATAAATGCGGTATTTGATTTATCCACTATGACGACTATTTTGCCAGTTAGATCCAATAATGGCACGTTTCCTAAATTTTTACCGGAATTTTCGAAACTATATTTCTTACCCAATAAATAATCGTTCATCCCTTCAAATAGACCAGCAATTCGCGTATACATTTTTTGATTATTGCTCATGATTCGCAAATGAATTATGATAGGGTCATTTGGATTGGGGGCGGTGCTAGTAGAATATGCAAAATTTTTAAATACCGATAGTACTTCAGCAAACTTGACATAGTTGAATGTGTCCTTTACATAAAAGTTATTTCCGAGAGAGGTTGCGACCACGGGTTCGTTATCAATGGAATATATTTCAAAATCAAACCCGCGAACTCCTTGTTTAAGAAGGTCTTTTAATACACATGTGGAAACCGCATCATTTTCATAGTACCCAACACTACAAGCATTATAAGCCGTTTTAATGTAATAATCTTTCAACGTATAGGTATAATTATTAGGAGTATCTTTGATTTTACTTTGGTTCGTTGTAATGGAACTAATTTTGCCATTGATAGATGCATATATAGTATCAAGTGATTTACATCCACTGGCTTCTAAATTGTTTACGTAATCCCATCCCAAAATTGCAATAACAACTCCAATAGTAATTAGTACCACCACAATAGTATAAAATATCGAATCATCCATATCTGTTATAAATATATATTATATTATTGAAAATAAAAGAGTTAAATAATATTATTATATATTAATAACGACATGGCTGGAGGATTATTATCACTTATAAGTGAAGGACAACAATCAATTATATTGTATGGAAATCCCTCAAAAACTTTCTTCAAGAGTACATATTCTAAAATAACCAATTTTGGCATGCAAAAGTTTCGCGTCGATTATGAGGGTGCGCGAACATTAAACCTAACTGAGGAATCTACCTTTACATTCAAGATACCTAGATATGCCGATTTATTGATGGACAGCTACATCTCAATAAACATGCCTAATATTTGGTCACCGATTTATCCGCCTGTACCTGAAACTGGAAATAAATGGGCGCCCTATGAATTCAAATGGATAGAGAATCTGGGCACAAAAATGATAAGTCGTATATCTATTACATGCGGAAATCAAAAACTACAAGAATTTTCAGGCGATTATTTACAGGCACAAATTGAACGTGATTTAAATGGAACAAAGCGTTTATTATTAAATGCTATGAGTGGTGGAAATGAATCTATGAATGACCCAGGCAATAGTGGTTCGCGTGTCAATTCTTATCCAAATGCATTCTATACCTCGGCAAATGCTGGACCAGAACCATCTATCCGTGGGCGCACTATTTACATTCCACTGAATGCTTGGTTTTGCAATAAAACCCAGCGCGCATTTCCGCTCATCGCGTTGCAATATAATGAATTGCATATTCATATCACCTTTCGCCCGATAAATCAGTTATTTACTATACGCGACGTGTTCGACCCATTTTATAATTATCCTTATGTGGCGCCTAATTTCAATTTAGAACATATGCAAATGTACCGATTTGTCCAACCGCCACCAGACATTTCATTAAACTCCGCTGCATACATTGACAGACGTGCTGTATGGAACTCAGATATACACTTGAATTGTACATATTGTTTTCTCTCGAATGATGAATCTAGATTATTCGCCGCGAATGAACAAAAATATATATTTAAGCAAGTGCATGAGAATATTTTCTACAATGTAACGGGACCCAACAAGGTTCAACTTGATTCACTTGGATTGGTGTCGGATTATTTGTTTTATTTCCAACGAAGCGATGCAAACTTGCGGAATCAATGGAGTAATTATACGAATTGGCCGTATAACTATTTGCCATCTGATTTAATTTTAGCCCCGACGGATGGTTCCTATAATGTGATTGAATTAGATCCAAGCGGCGATCCCATTGAGGTTCCA